GCTACATCACTGTAACGCACAGAGATTAGGTTTGCTTTTCATTAAGTAAACTTAATAAACCTTATCTCAAGTTAAACAGGGTTTGACCCCCCTGTGAGATTAAGGACCCAGATTTCGTAAGATTTCTGGCTTCCCCTTAAAGTCTACCCAACACAGTCATTATTCATTTTAATAAACAATAACTATGTATACTAATATCGTAATAATCCTTAGATGGATTGCTCGGTACTGGTATCCTGGGTTACCTTATGAGACACTGTCTTCCTTAATATCATTTTGGACATCATTAATCCAGAAATGGTATAAAGAAAATGGTGCGATCACAACTATTAAAAGAATTAAAGCAATTCGATTAACTACTACAAGATATATCTGTGGTCAACCATTACTGGTTAACAAAGATAGACTTGCAGTAACTAAAGATGGATTTGCTGTATGCTTCCTTCCATTTAAGGAATTGGTAGACAGCAGATCACCTCAAGCGTTGAGATTTACCTTGACGTGTTTAGGGGTGAGTCGGGCTTTTACTTTCCCTGGAAAAATAGATTTCTCTAGTATAACTAAAGAATCTACTGCCCAGATAGGAACCATTAACCAACAATTCGTTGAATTGTTTGTTAAGGATTTCTGTGGACATTTTAATCCGTTAAGTGAAAGACCTAGTCCATTTTTATCCTTCTTATCTATGAAGGCTGGTCCAATAATTGGTCCTGCTATCTTGAGTGCTCACATAAGTGCAGCCAGATTTACTGGTATGAACTTACGTGGACTATCAATGATAGGAGGTGACCGATTTATGGGATGGGTTAAAGAGCTAAAATCATCAATTAAAATTAATGAGGATAGCCTTAGATCTTCATTCTCGAAAGGATGGAAATCTACGGACCCTAGAATCGGTAATCGGAAATTCATTAGAATTGACGATCCTGAAGCTAAAGTTCGAATTGTGGGATGTTATGATTATATCTCACAATTAGCATTAACACCATATTCTGAGTGGGCATTCAATTCTTTAAGAAATTTTCCTAAAGATAGAACATACACTCAGGATCCAGTTATCTTAGATAAGATGGAGTCGGAATGTTACCATTCATTGGATCTGAGCTCAGCTACAGATCGGTTTCCAATTTCTCTACAAGTTCAGTTCTTAACTGAAGTTGCAGGGCCTGCTTTTGCAGGGGCTTGGAAGAATTTAATGATTGCAGAGCCTTTCATAGCCCAATATTGGGTTGGTGAAAGATCTAGAAAACTCATTCGTGAGTTAATCTCCTACAAAGTAGGGCAACCAATGGGTGCTAGATCATCTTGGGCAACCTTCACATTATGTCACCATATGGTGGTACAATATGCGGCTTTCCTAAATGGTCTATATCCATTTAATCATTATATATTATTAGGTGACGATGTTGTTATTTATAACGACAGAGTTGCTAAAACATATACTGATTTAATTAAATCACTGGGAGTAGAAATATCTGATAGTAAATCACATGTATCTAAAGATACCTATGAATTTGCTAAAAGATGGTTTCAATGTAACATTGAAATCTCTCCAGTACCGATTAGTGGTTTCTCTTCCAATACAAAGAATCCTAAATTGTTGTATTCACAACTTTTAGAATTGATTTATAAAGGAAGAGGCCCAAGATCCTTAGAATCGTCAATCAAAGTTATGGTTAATCTTATAGAACGTTTAACAACGCCCTGTGAGAAGAACTTCTTTGACTCGATAACCAACGGAGGTCTATTCAAACAGCCTAGAGCATATAGCTCTACGCAGGTTCGTTTATTCCAACGAAGTTTTGAAGAATTACAACTAGTATTTAGAAATACTAAGGAGTTTGACTTCATGTTAACGAGATCCTTTATGGCAGAAGCCACAAAGAATAATGACTATTCTTTACCTCATTCTGAAGTAAGTCTAATCCATGAGTGGACTAGAGCTTCATCTGGGGTAGTGAATGGGATGGCAATGTCTGTTTCACACAAACTTTCCTCTTATTTTAAAAAATTTAAAGAAAGTTATGCGGACAGCGTAAGCTATCAATTCCAAGATGGTACAACCTCAATTGGGGTACATCCATTGACTATAGCAGTATATGCATCTGTAAAAAGATTTCATATAATGAATAAATCAATGGGGTACACACAAGATTTGAATAAACAATTGGAAACAATTACTTTATTCGATCTTGATAAGTTAGCTAGCCAGGATAGAACTAGTAAAGAGTTAATCTTTACCTTTTCTACTTTTGGAAGAAAACTTCGTCACCAATTAAGGGATGATCCAGACCTTATAATTGCAAAAGCTCAAAGCATGCGATTTGGAAGATCCTTAATGGATATCCAACTCGCTATGGCTAAAGAGTTTCCGCATTTAAAGGCCGGGTGTACCTAGAATATCAGTACGGCAGGAGCTGCATCAAGCAACTCTCAGTTGTAAACTGAAATTCTTTATATGCTATAGGAAATTGGGTAATTCCCATGGGTCAATAGCATGTCATTGTTTTGATCAAAGCCGCAAGGCGGAGATTAATCAAAGACTGTGTGATGCCGAGAGGCGTCAC